GACAACAACTGGGGTTTTGTGCCATACCTTAACAAGTTCTTGAGAAGTGTCACCCAAGTCATCCATAATCGAAGAAGTAACAAACATACCCCTTTCTAATAACCACTTACAGTTGTAAGACATTTGGAACTCATCAGACTCTTCACCAATACGTAACATTTCTTTACGAATGAATTTTTCATAATTTGTATTGAATTTTGCAACATCTTTCCAGTCCCATTGGAAATGATTTTGACGATTACCTCTAGTAGTTTGACGTCTACGGTTTAATTGAATTGAACGATAAAAGTTGTTTTTACTTGTTGTTGGCGTTCCAGTTTTTACCATTGTTCCAGCGTAGTAAGCCAACATAGGAGAAATAGATTTAGACACAACAAAGTCGTCAGCCTCTTGACATTCATCAATAACAATTAAATGGAAAGACTTAGATTCAATTTTTGCACGAGGGTTAGCGGTCATCATGGTTATTGTTGAACCAGATTTCTTTAATTTAATCTGGCGAGTTACACCGCCAACACGAGCCGTAGCATCATCGATTTCAGGATCTCCCATGATGTCAAGAGCCCTCTCGGAAGTTAAGCGAGTTACAGCACGACCAAATAATGTTTCGGCCTGAGACTCAGTAGGAGCAAATAATCCAACCCATAAACCATCTTTAAATTTACCTAATAAGTCAGGGTACAACTTTGCAAGACGTGGAAGAAGAACCATCAGTGTGGCTACTGTATCTGCAACAGTTTCAGACTTTCCTGACTGACGTGAAGCAAGGGCTGTAATTTCTTCACCATCATTAATAATTACTGATTCAATGATACGACGGGCTAATGGCTTTTGATAAGGGTGTAAATCATGACCAACAAGGACTTTTAAGAAGTCCATAATTTTGTCTATTAACTTATCAACAAATTGCTGAGAAAGTTCATCTAATGGTTCGTCAACAGGTTCGTCTGTTGGTTTTTCTTCGTTCTGATAAAACTCGGGATTAATCTCCTCGAATTTCTCATCATCAAATTCCATAGTGTCCTTATAACTTAGTGTTAGAGCGTCTCTTTAATTCTTTGGCAATTGCGTAAAAGGCTTCAGCGCCCATAAGGATCTCTTCAAGATCCGCTTCACTCTGTTGTCTTTGCCAAACTGTAATATGTCGTCCAATCGTGTACATCGACTGCTCCATCCATGAGATCAAATCTGGAGTAGGGATTGTTGCCACCCGCTTCTCGATCCGACTCTGGGGCTGGTGTCCAACCTGCTTCTTCCGTAAAATCATCGTATGTCACTTCCCGCTTCCCTAATGCACTGCTAAGTGCTTCTTCCTCTGTCTTGCGACCATTCCACTTACCAAAGACTAATGCTTTGTATCTAGGCAATCGTACTATAAGTGGAGTAGCAGTTCTAAATGGTTCTTCAATTTCCTGAGTCCAACCACGCACAAATAATTTATAACCCCATTTAAATGGAAAATTAGTAACTTGTACAAATCTGTCTGGTCCGATGTTGTGTACTTTTGGCATCCTATGGTTTCTTTGGTTTGGCTGGCTTTCCTGTTTTCTGTACTCCGCCGTAGTGTATCTGAGCACCACGACTAAAGCGATAAAAGGCTTTCCTAGCAGTTTGTGATATACCTGAGATATTAGCAGGTCCACGAGGTTTGAAGTCTAAGTATTGATAAATATAACGGCCCTTTGAAACACGGGCCTTAAATGCTTGCCACTCAGAAGCATCTACTTCGTAATAGTTGTAGAAAGTTCCATCACGGAATACAACTGTAATTTTCTTTTCATTCCTGTCATAGCCAGCAGCCACAGTGCGAGGACGTTGTGGATTGGTTGTTGAAGTTGGTACAACTGTCAACGGCGCTGGGGAGTCATCTTCATCCCCTTGCGGACCTTCTTCAATTGCTAAATTTTCATAATCAGCACCTGAACGGTCGTAATACTCCATTGTATCTTTTGCATTAATAACAGAAATGATTTCATCAAATTCGCCATAAGAAGAGGCGGCAGGTAATCCTGCATATCCTGGACCTGTTATCTTAAACATGCCAGAAAGTTCTGGTTTACTAAATTGACCAGATATTGCTTGCATTAATTCTTGTGACGATGGAAGAGCGACTCGTTTACCACGAGATGCTCCTCCACCAGTCAAACGTGCCATTAGGTTATTTAGATCCTATTAGGATGCTGTTGCCCAAGCAGTAACGTTGAATGCTGTACCTGCTGCACGCTTTTGTCCTGCTGCAATGCTTTGAGCAACTACAGTTCCTGCAGCACCTGAAACTGAACCAGTTCCTGATGTGATCTCTGTATTTGCTGCAGACAAGAAGTAAATCTGGTCTGTGCTTGCTGTATCAGTTACAGTGAATGTGCCGTCAACCTTGTTAGTTCCTGTAATTGTAATCTTTGAACCAATTGGGTAACGAGCAACAATGCCTGTTCCAGTAATCTTTGCTGGGTATGTTCCAGCAGTACGATCAATGTCTGTAATGCTTTGAGTAGCGTTTGTGCGGTCTGATTGAGCAGTTGTGTTTAACTCAAGGTCTCCTGCAAGTGCTAATGCATCTGCTTTTGCAACACCAAGCAAGTTTGGAACTGTGATGTAATCAACGCCACCAGTTTGTGAACCTGGGTCATTTGGTGTGTAAAGAGGGTAGCCATTCCAGCCATCTTGTACAATGTTATGTGAATCTAAGGTGTAATCAAGAAGTGTTCCACCATTTTCTGCACGTACATCGTTTGGTTGAATAGGGAAGTTACCCCATACAAAATCAACAACTACGTTTCCTGCGTCGTCAACAAGACGACCATTTTGATTTGTTGCCATTTTTCTTCTTTCTCTAGAGAGGGTTTAAATTTCCCCATGCGCTTAGGGGAACCTTGAAAGAAGTATCCAAGAAGATGGATAAAATGTCAGGGTTTATTCGTCACACTCATGATCGTCAAGTTCAGATCCTAACAGGATCTCGTCACAATCACGGCATTTAAAAAACCTGGTGTCATCTAATCCAACATGCAACGAATCAGCATGTTCCTCAGTTACTTGCATTTTTGGCTGTGCTAAGACCTCTGGTGGGAATGGGCCTCTTGGTGCATGTGACGATGATGGAACATCATGCCCCTGTACTGCAAACTTTCTAATTACCTTCATTTATTTTGTAGATTTTTTTGCAGACTTTTTAACTGGTTGTGGCTCTTCTACAATTTCAGATACAGGAGTACTTAAAGTTTCTAGTGCTTTTGCTTTTTCCTCTTCAAATTCTGTAGTTATCTTTAGTAATCCAGCACGTTTTCTTCCTTCTAAAAACTTAGGTAAATCTTTACCGCAATAAAATATTGAGTTATTTTTTGCAATTTGATACTCATACATTGCAGTTTTATCACAATTAGCACACTTCATTACCACTCCAGTCCATGAGAGAAATTTTTACCGTCAGTTTTCACGGGTGCACCGCCACCCATCGGACCTGGGCGTGATGGGTCAGGGAATACTCTAGAGAGTTTTTCTTGCATTTCAGGCTTTAACTCAGGATGTTGAGATAGCCGTTGAGCCCTCATCCAAAACTCTGGTGGATACATTCCAAAGTTTCTTAAGATTTGTCCATGAGTTTTTGCATTTGGATTTCGTGTAGTTAATAAAGCAAAGTTTAAAATCTTTTTATCTATTGCAGTTAATGGGTTAACACGAGAGTTATAACCGTCATTAAAATCGTTATATGACTGGTGCCCTTTATCAATTGATCCAGCCATTAGTTAGGCTTCTTTCCGCCTCTAACCTTCTTAACAGGAACTCTTCCTGCTTTTTGAGCCGCAGGTGCAGTTGGCATTTTAGCGGTGTAATTTGCTCGAATATTACCGTGAGCATAGGAAACTTGAGTACCTGGTTGTGCATTGCTGTGTACAAATGTTGCAAATTCTTTTGCTCTTGAATGTGCACTTTGTTGTGCTTTTTCAGAAAGACGTGCTTGTTGAGCAGTATGTCGTTTGGTTGCCTCAAAATTGGCTGAAATCATTTGAACAGTTTGGTGGTGTAACTGTGTTTGTTGGTCGTCTCGTGTAGCCCGAGCACCTTCTCTGTATTTGTTTTCAATAAAACGACTTACAGCGGAAAAAGGGTTTGGACCACCCGAATACTGTTGCATACTCATAGATCTATCATCCCTTAGTTTTGTGCATCAGACTTGGTAACTGAAAGGGATTCTTCAATAGCAATAAGTCTTTCGCCCATCTCTACAAAGGCTTCCATAAGAATACCTTGATTATCGTAAAGTTTATTTACTACGTCTTTTGTTGACTTACCGCCATTACTAGAAAGTTCTCCGTCTAGGCGATTTAACCTCTCCATAACACCTGGAGTGCGGTCACGGCCTGGGGCCTCCTCTTCCCCAGACCAATCACGCTTAAAGTCTTCAAACCAATCAATCATTGAATCAAACTTATTTTTGTAAGGTTCGAGTAATTGACGTAAACCTAACAAGGCTGCTGTCACCACTCCAATCGTTGCAAAGATAGTAATGATCATGTTGTTAGTCATCCGACTTGTGTCCCTTTCTAGAGATTACTTCTTAGCGCCTAAACCGTAAGACGCATCTTTTGGATTTAATGCTTTTGCTAATGGACCGAGAAGACCTGCAATGAAGGCATTGACTAGAGTCTTTGGATCAGTTACTCCGCTCATGTATAGAGCGGCAACTGCTGCTGCAGATGCACGTAGATAAGTTGCTGCTGCTGCTTTTAGTTGTTCTTGATTCATACTTCTCCTAACAGAGTGCCGACCTCAGAGTAAATAATCTCTTACTATTCTCTATTACGCAGTGGATACGTGACAACCCATGCAACGATAGTGCCAATAATTGCGTATCCAACCACAGTTTTTGCACTTCCGTCTAACACTACCCATGCAATAAACATGCCAAGTAGAGTCCACAGTTGATCAACCATGTCCTTTAGTAACTTCATACATCTTCCCTTCGTCTTGCTGCATTGTTGTTTCCGCCACTACTTCCTCCAGTAGTTGAACT